AGGGCAGATGGCCCTCCCTAAAGGAGAAAGCAAGAATGTTCCCTCTCAATCACGAGAACAAGGTCGTGGAATTGCCACAGAAAGAGTCCACAGTCGTTTCGGAACGACTGGACAGTCTGGCGAGATCACTGGACCAGATGACGGTCTCTTCATACGAGTCGTTGCTGAAGCAGCTGGACCCGGCCAAGCTGAAGATGAAGAAGAAGTTCATGGCTGAGCTTGTTCAATGGGCGCACAAAAGGGTCGGTTAATACCCCTTAAGAGAGACCCCCAAGGTAGTCTCTTCCTCTTCCAACATCCAGGACCTGAGGATGTTGAAATTCGTCCCTCACTGGAGTTTATTCTTGAAGAGGAAGAGGTTACTTGGGAAGAGGTGTCCATTGCAAACAAATGTATATCGAGGGAACTCTTTGACGATTTATGGGAACATCCGGCAAGGTCGGTTCACAGGATGGCGTGCTTGGCAATCGCTATTGCCGTCAATCAAAAGAAGGGAGAGGGCGTTGATGCGATCTGCGAACGTCTCTTCCGTAAGAGAAGCGGCCGTGGCGGCATTGCCTGACCGCAATGATATGATCATTAACATTTATAAATCAGTAAAGTACAAATCTGGAAATTCTGTTGGTCGTGTGAAGATCGCTGAGATTATGTATTTCCTCGGTTACAAGGAAATAACTGCTCACACTGTCGGCGCTGTCTTGAACAGATACCGGAAGAAGATGAGATTACTTCGGTGAAATACCGAGCCTCTTAAGTCTCTGCTCCAGCTCAGCCTTGATCTTCTCTGGCGAACTGTTCTCGTCAATACTGACGTTCACTCGGCGCTCTTCGAAAGCTGCCACTTCTGGGATTTTGCCAAGAAGCTCCAAAGCCTTGAGTCTGGTTCCACCGTCATGGGCCGTCGTGGCTTCATGCTCAAGTCTATGACGGATGAGAAAGCGGATTCTTTCCGCCTCATCGACCAGAGTATTGCGTTTCTCTATTAAGAGACAGTTAATCCTCTGAATAATGCTTATATTCTTGCGGACCTTCTCATAGGCGCGTACTGCAATCCTAGGATTGTGGGGGTCTTCTGGTTGATACGCTTGTCTATAGGCTCCGGCGATGCTAAATCCTGCCACAATATACTGGCAAAAATCTTCATCTTGCGTCTCAAGCTCCGTCGTGCCGCTTTCGTCTGCGGGTTTAGAGCCGGTATTCAGCTTCTCGGCCCGTTGGCGCACCTTTTTAAGGGCGTTTTCCGTACTTCTGTCGGCCAGATGAGGATGTTTACGGCCAGCTCTACCAGTAGAACCGGGCTTAGGAGGTAGTTGAAAGCGAACGATATTGTCGCTAACTTCACTCTCTGGTCTTTGTTCGTCCATAACTTCAATTTTAAGGGAATGTAAGGCAAATGGAAACCCAAATCAATGCCAAAATAGCGCTTCAAGCCAAGGAAACGGCCACTCTCATACGTAAGCTTGCGGTAGAGTTCAATATGAACACGACCGGGATTGCTTATGAGCATAATTTTGACAATAAAATCAATGAATCATTCTTAACAGAAGAGAAAGACCAATCAAAGGTCAATGCTGTCTTCGTGATCAGCACACTTTTCTATAATATTCTGTCTGTGGCAGATATTGTTGAAGCGATAGGTGTTGTATTAGAAGAAATATCTAACAACACAGAGGCATTTTCGCTCCTGTCAGATGCGGCAAACTTTGAGACAGAAGCTCTCAAAGCGACGGAAGACCTTAACGAAGCGCTTAAGCGCGTCCCGTTCGATGGGAACTACGTAGATACCCTCCAAGACAGGATCAGGGTCTTGGAAGAGAGCGCTCGTGAGGCCCTGGAAAGGCTTATTGACTTTGGAGTTGAAGCTAAAGCCCGTTCGTGTGAACCTAAAGCCAAAGATCAGGATATTCAAGAGGAAGGTGAGGAATCTGAACTGGCTTTTGCCGCCCAAATTTCGGCAGGGGCAAGAGAATGTGTCATCGAAGAATCGAGGGGGTAGAATCTATGAAACTGTCAGGCTGGCAAATAGTTGCTATCTTTGCCGTTATGTGTCTCGCAATTACAAGCATGATTGCTTCGGCATCAAAGAGCGAGAGGTGTGATAAAGAAACAATCTTGACTGCCCCAATCAATCGCTAGACAATGGAGCCATGCTGGAAAAACCAAGTTTCAAATCCAATTTGATCGCCATGAACATGATCCAGGCTCTCCAAAATGAGAACCCGGAAGATGCTATCCATGGAACTGCTTATGCCTTAGGACACTTGATACTATTTCATTCGGCGCATGGATTTCTGTCTGAGGAACAGGCGAGAGTAATGTGGCCTGAAATTAAGAAGGATTTTGAGGCATTTACAATTGATCAATTTAAGAAATGGGAACAGAAAAATCTGAACTAAATGGCAGTGAAATAAGGCTTATTACAGCTGTCATTTATTATTTTCTTAAATATAACCGCATTCCGACTACGTTTGATCTTGAGAAGCTGATTGGCATTCGCAGACAGATTATTAGTCGCACGATGCAAGAATTGGCCGATAAGGGTTTTATTCATCGTCCGCCCCGATCCTCTGGAGGCCCGCCAGGAGGCAAGATAAAGAGAGAGGGCGGCTTTCGCCTGACAGATGCAGGCGAGTTGGCCTATCATAGGAATACCAATGGCTACTACGCGGAGGCCGTCAGGCTTGGATTCATCCGTCCAGCTGATGACCAAGGAGATGATTAAGGGTCATTATTGTCACTGTGGCGAGTTCGGTGGCCTAGGAGTTGTCCAGAATGGTTTACAGCGATGGTACTGTATCGAGCACGTTCCTGACGATTTCTTTCCTTCCTGGCGATCTGGAGCTGATAGCAAGGTTGCTTGGCTCCAGCGAAACAACGATCCTCTCGAATGGCTTGCCAGTCGATCATTTGTGCAGACCAAGCCGCAAGGAAGTGACTGGCCCGACTGGTAGGAAGCGATGGATGATCAGAGTTTATCGTTGCTCATGCGGTCGGATCATGAGAAACTATAGGGATGATCTCACTTGGGAGCAGTACTGTTGGGTGAGGAGGATCAATGCGCGGATACAGAACTGGAGGCTATCCGGGTAGCGGCGCAGGAGCGCCGCCAGAAACAGGAAAATGACAAAAAGAAAAGAACTCCAGCCTTTGGAAGGCTGGGCGATAAGGAGGCGTTTCAACGTGGAAGAATAGCAGCTCGTCTGAGAAGGTCGGTCAGTCGCAATCCCCATGGCCGTTCGTCGTACTCTCATGCTCTTTGGTGTTTCGGCTACCGCTATGAGCAATGGCTTCTGTATGGCGTAAGGAGCCGGCAAGAGGTGGGTCTGCCAGAGGAATACAAGGGACAGTATTGCTGCTCTTCTACTTCCGTGGGTCTAGGCCCAGGATTGTAAGGGCCTGATGTAGATTTTGTTGAGTTAAACCCCGATCCTCTCTCGTTCTCACAAAAATAGGCTCCCTTTGAAGTACGAGTGTGAAGGCGTATTTAGTATCGTCAATTATCACGTATTCAGTGATTTCGGGATGAAGTGTAAGCCACTGCTTTACATCTTCTGGACGATCCTCTCCTCCTAGGGTCTGGAGACGCCAGTCAGGATGCAGGAGTCTATGAGGGACGCCTGTAGCATCGCTAAACATTTCTGGACTGTCACAATGAAATCGCCACGTTGATGACACGACAACACGAATGTCTGGATATTTACTAATTGTCTCTACGAAGTACTCAACAATGTTCCGCTCGACAATGAATGGCGGAGCCATCATGAGGCCAGGAACTGTCAGGAAACTAGGACCGCTGGTCCGGTTGAGAACGCCGTCAACGTCAAGAAAAATTATTTTGTATGGCTGTTGGGTCATTGATTTCCTGTACTGTTACCCCAGCTTGCTTGCCACGTCGTATCATGTCAGCTGTGCCGGGTCCACCTGGAAATGCTATTATTAACTTAGGTTTTCCTAAATTCAACATCTTAATGTTTCTTAGAAAACCAGCTTTAAGCCCCTCTTTGTCCCAATCAGCCGGAAAGTTCCAGCACGGAATCTTTGCCTGCCAACAAAAATCCCGTGCTAGCTCGTCTGCTCCCCTAGCCCATCCATTGATAAGATAGAAAATTCCATGATCCTCATGTACCTTGTAGAGGGTTTTGAATACGAGATTCCGATTATCGTATCGCCTCCCGCCACAGACTAGTACTGGAATCATTTTGCTCTCTTCTTGTATCCGTGTTGTTCGCTACGGAACGACCATGCCTTTCCGGGTTTAGGTTCCTCTCCAGCCTGAGATGTTTTTTTCGCGGTCTGAATCATAGACGGCCCTATCCCAGGATGGTTGATTCTAGGATCATCTGGAGCTAGAAATATTGGATATCTAGGTCCACAGAGAAGTTCTGATCTTAACGAGTTGTGTGAGCCTTTTTTCGTCTTCGTTCCAGAGTTCTCTTTCTCTTTCAAGGTGGGCCTTGATATCGTGGTTTTTTTCGTAATCTTCGTCATTCTTGTTCCAGGCTGCCTCGCGATCATGCCACCAACGATAAATGTCGAGGGCGATTCTTTCATTTTCCACTTGTTCCGCTAGGGGTTTTTCATATTCGGAAAGTTCTTGGTTTTTCAGGTCTTCCTCTAGACCCACAACATAGGCTGCAAACCTATCCTCTCCGTTACGTTCTATTTCAATATAGCGGTCAAGGAGCTTCATGCATCCATGAAGCATGATCGTATCTATGTCATAATAGTTTGGCTTAAGCCCGGTATTAAGGACATGATATCTATGTTTTGGATGGAATCTATGAAGGAGCCACCATTTTACATCCTTTGCTACCGTTAAAGGATAACGGACAAAGCGCGGTAGCGGCAAACTGTCCATAAAGTCTTCAATCCTGTCAGACATGGAGACTTTATCATAAACGACTGGTGTTTTGTTCATCCGATCGAACTTTGCTTGCTGAGAGTTTGATAATAGAAATGACGTAGGAACCCAAGCGGAGCCATATTATTCATTGTCCATAGCCAGAGGGCTCGCCCGGAGCGACCATTGCCATCCGTGAAGGGATGGAGTTTTTCATAATCCACGTGGATTGTCCATGCATTATCGTAGGCATATGGATTGCGACTAACGCACCTATCCAGGATAGATTGAAGACGCGTCTCGATCTCGGGGCCGCCTCTCGGGGCTATGTAGCCCCCGATTCGAACGTCCCATCCCCTCTGTCGACGCAGGACATTATTTGGAGCGTAGATAGAAACGAATTGCTCCATGTCCGATAAGGTAACTTTCTCTAAGCGCTGGAAGCGCTCATGCTCTGCTATTTCCTCTGGAGTTGGATCACGATAGATATTTTCAATCGCGTTAGATTCACGAACAAAGTCTTCGGCGCTGAAATATTCAGGCGTCCAGACCTTCTTGTCAGGCTGCACTCGATACACTGAAATCTGTCCTTTTCTTCATGAAACTATCGAAGTTGGCCCACACGCCATTCTCGCCGTGCCATTCGCCTTTTGTCGCCCCCTTGGAATATTCGGTAGCACGCGCTTCAAAGAAGTTGGCATGCTCCACGCCGTTGAGCATCAACGCGAGCCAGGGCAGGGGATGCTCTTTGATTCCAAAGATCGGCGGCAATTCGAGCTGGCGCAAGCGCCAGTCAGCAATATAACGGATGTAGTTCTTAATATCAAGCGGGGTCATACCTTGGACCGCGCCCAACCTGAATGCTAGGTCAATGAAGCGATCTTCCATCTCGACCACCTTGAGACACATTTGAACAATCTCATCTTTGGTCTTGTCGTCGATGCCGCCAATCTCACGCACGAATGTGTGATAAAGTTTGATCATGCCTTCGCAATGAAGGCTTTCATCTCTGACACTCCAAGTTACGATCTGGCCCATTCCTTTCATCTTGTTTAACCGAGGGAAGTTTAGAAGCATGGCAAAGCTGGCAAAGAGTTGCAATCCTTCTGTAAAGGCTCCAAACATAGCGACAGTTTTCACGATCTCTGTGCGGTTTTTTATCGTGAAAGTGTTCATGTATTCATGTTTGGCTCGCATCTCTTCATAATCGAGGAAGGCTGCGAATTCAGCTTCTGGCATGCCGATTGTTTCTAAGAGATGAGCATAGGCTGCTATATGAACGGTCTCCATGTTTGAGAATGACGCGAGCATCATCTTAATCTCTGTTGGCACGAACACACGGGAATATCGTTCCATATAGTTATCGTTGACTTCAACGTCAGATTGTGTAAAGAAACGAAATATCTGAGTAAGTAAGTTCTTCTCCTCTTGTGTTATATTATTGTTCCAATCATTAACGTCATCCCCAAGCGGAACTTCTTCAGGGAGCCAGTGAATTTGCTGTTGGCGTTGCCAGAATTCAAATGCCCAAGGATATCTAAAGGGCTTATACGTTTTAGATGGGATCAAAAGGCCGGGAGTCATTCGACCAGAATATCTCTGATTTCTAGGGTAACGCAAGTAGACCCGGCGGGAATCGAACCCTGCATCTAACGCTTATAAGGCGCGCGCTCTACCGTTAAGCTACGGGTCTATGGTCGACGGGGCTGGATTCGAACCAGCGTGCTTTTTAAGGGCCAGATTTACAGTCTGGCGATTTCATCCACTCATCCACCCGTCGATTATGGTGAGCTAGGAGGGATTCGAACCCATCACTGAACGGAGCTTAACACCGCTGCCTCTGCCGTTGGGCTACTAGCTCTAGGCCGAGAGGGATTCGAACCCTCCACCTCACGATTATCAGTCGTGCGCTCTAACCAGCTGAGCTACCGGCCTATATTGGTGGTTCCGCCTGGAATTGCACCGAGGGCATAACACATAAAACCGGCCGATCCTACGTGTTGACGCGATTATTAATCGCCGCTCTACTACTGAGCTACGGAACCAACCATTATCTCATACGTATTCGTAGACGTGCATGACAACGCCCGTATCATGATTAACTACCGTTCTCAAATGGTAGATTAGCCATTCGGATTCGTCGCCATCCGTTACGTCTTGTCCAGTCATGAAGACACGGAAGGGTTTATCTTCCATCTTATTCTCTTTGGTAATCTCTGCCCAGAAGCAAAGATGACCATCGATTATGTCCACATGGACGATCTCGGCGTGCTCAGGCATAGGAATCTTGAACATGCCGTGATTGAACCCATCCGGCGCGACTTTATACTTATGTACGACTTGCATTACTCTCTTCCTCCAGGAACTTTTCTAATGCGTCTGCTACGCAATGTAGCATTTTCATTTCCCGAACAGCTTCGTTGCTAGCCGGCTTGGAGTTTAATTGTTCCTCTATAGTTGGATGAAGAGAACAGAACAACTTACCGTCTATTAATATAGAGCCTGCTGATGTTGTTCCGTCTATGCAGACACGTTTATTCACGTTAGCCACGAGAAGTTAGCGAGAAATCCTTCATCATCAAGCCTTTTTCCGATAGGATGAGATTCTAAACACCATTGCTTATGAACCCATCTATAGAAGCATACGATAAAAGGTTTGTCGTTAATCTTGTAGACTGTGAATTTTTCTCCCTTGGTCATGCACATACTGTCTTTATTGGAGACTATTACATCTCCTTCTCTAAGGTCTTTTGGTTTTATCCTTATGCCCATGTTGGCGTCCCCTACAGGAATCGAACCCGTATCTTGAACTTAGAAGGTTCCTGCTCTATCCATTGAGCTAAGGGGACGCTTTAGGCTCTTGGCCTAACGTCAGCTAAAATTCGTCTGACTTTAGACTTTTTGTTGGTAGTTTTTGTGGCCTTAGTCGCCGGCCTATAGGTCCTGACTTCCGGCTGATCGAATGTGTATTCGCCGGATTGGAATTTTCCGCCTCTGTCCAGAACAATCGTTTCTTCTCTCAGAGATCGTGGGGTTTTATATCTGACCCATTTTCCTCTTCCATTGAAGACATAAGTTCTGGAACGATAAATCTCCACGCGCTGGCAATGGAGCGTTCTCTTAACGGATCGGGCGGCGGCGCAACTTTCTGGATTGAGAAGAGTTGCGCCATGGATATCGCTAGCAGTTATATTAACTGTCAGTGGTTCCTTTGCATCGACAGTGTTTTCAGCCGTGCGCTTTGGAATCACTACGGTTATTTTCTTGGTCATTTCTTTCTCCTAAATAAGGAATGGAGCGTGTGTCCGGAATCGAACCAGAAAAGTCAAGTGGCATCCGGTGTGATCACTGCCTGCTATAGGTATTTCACTATGGACGCAGCCCGGACTTCTTGACAATAGAGCCACCCCAGGAGTCGCCGGGCGTCCCCGGTCCCTACTGGCTCACACACGCATGCTCTTCCTTTCATCTCGGTCGCCGGTAAAGAACTTGGGCTTATAGATTGGCTCAGGCTCTTTATCGCGGCGGCGTATACCGCCGCCCCATATTACGCCGAGGCTCCACATTTTACAAACTATTAGATTATCGGTTTTTGCTCCGATAATCTCCCGGATCGTCTTGACCGGAATCCCTTGAGAATAGAAATTTACAGTTAGCGTTAACTTTTCATCCGTCCAAAAGTTACCGGGACTATTGCCCGGTTTTGTCATCCTTTTTCTGAGTCCTCATCTTCTGTTCGTAGCGCTTTGACCATTCTTCGATCGAAAGTTTTCCACTTCCAAGATCGGTATCATCAACATCGAAGCACATGGCCTGTTCTGCGAAGTCTTGAGTCGCCGCTCCAGCATAAGCTACAGTGCGGGAGGCCATAGACCGCATCGTTTGACCAGCATAAGCTGATTGCGTGTTCAGGGTATTGGAGGCGCGAACACCAATTGCGCCAGCCTCTCCATAGGCGTCAAAGTCAACGCCAAGGAACACAGTCTGCCAGACCTTAGCCTTGAAGTCTTCAATAAGCTTCTTGACCAAACTCTTGGTCATTTCTTTGGAGGCGTTTTCGTGCCCATCAGTGAGAATGACCATAACGGTCTTTGGCTCATTCCTCTCGGCAGCAAGAGAATAAATCTTACCGCAAGCATCATAGAGCGGCGTTGAACCTCTCGGTCTCGTGAGTTGAAAGTCTATAGGAACGAAGTCCTTGGCTTTCGTCTTGTCTCTGACAAGCTCAAACTGGAGACCGCAATGTTCGTCAAACAGAGCAATCGTAATGTCTGCATCGCCCTGACCACCTTCGGCAAGTTCTCTGACATAGGCATTGAGAGAGCTAATTGTCTCTTCCCAACGATGCGCCATCGAGCCACTGCGGTCCAGAAGCATATAGACGGCCAACTGCCCTTGTGGGACTAGCCAGCCGGCCGTCTTCATAACGGGGTCTTCTTGGTTCACTTGTTTTCGTCCTTCTCTAGCTGCTCTTTCAGCCAAACTGGACAGGCTGCGCCACGGTAAATTACCGCCGGAATGCCCATCCGATTCATGTGGGCGACCTTACGGTTTACGTAATCGTCGCGGCTTTCTTCGGGCTTTTTTCTAGCCATTTGATAATCCATTGTCAAGAAGAGATGGGAGCGGGGGAAGGAGTTGAACCTACACGCGTAGGGCATGAGCCTACTGATCTGCCGTTAATCTACCCCGCTATATCTCCATAAGTAGACTCCCCTAGTGGGTGTGTCAAGATGTATAATTCTCCATGATTTATTAATCATGTTGAATTTAGACGATATAGCACGCCTACCTCTGTACGAGCAACAGGAAATACTCCGTCTTGTCTCGGCTTATGAAAAGTCAAACACTAAGGTTAAGGCAAGAGAGAAGTTCGTAGATTTCGTCCGGTATGTATATCCCGGAGGTACGATCTCTGCGCACCATAAGATTATTGGCGATATTTTCGATAAGGTCGTGACCGGAGAGAAGAAGAGGGTCATCCTCAATATGCCCCCTCGCGTGGGCAAGTCTCTTCTGAGTTCCCTTTATCTTCCGGCATTCTTCCTTGGTAAATGTCCAGGTCAGCATGTCATTCAAGCCACACACACGGCAGAATTCAGTCTCAAGTGGGCCAAGGACGTTAGAGACCTAATTCAAACGCCTTTATATCTTGATATCTTTCCAGACGTAAAGCTGAATCCCGCCCAGAAGGCGGCGGGTTTCTGGAAGACAACAGATGGAGCGGAGTACTTCGCGGTCGGCACAGAGGGTAATGTTGCTGGCCGAAATTCTAAGCTGTTTATAATTGATGATCCTGTCTCAGAACAAGACGGCAAGATTGCTGCATTTAAGCCGGAAGTCTTTGACAAGGTTTATGATTGGTATCTCCAGGGTCCTAGACAAAGAATGGAGCCGGACTCCAGGATGATCATCATTATGACTCGATGGGGAGAGCGAGACCTTACCGGACGTATTAAGAAGAATATGGGTAAGGCAGGCGTTGAGAAATTCGAGATCATAGAGTTTCCTGCGATTTTCCCGGATGAGGCTCACTGCATATTCCCTGAACTTAGGCCGATGGATTATTGGCTTGGCCTTAAGTCGGAGATGCCACTTAACCTCTGGAATTGCATTTATCAACAGAATCCAACCTCAGACGAAGCTGCTCTCGTGAAGAGGGAATGGTGGCAGCCATGGCCCGATGGTCAACCTCTGCCACATTGTTCTTACATTATTAACTCTTGGGACACGGCCTATAAAAAAACAGAAACTTCGGACTTTTGTGCCTGTACGACATGGGGAATATTCGAGAAGGAAGGAGAATACGGTATTATTCTGCTTGAATCTTTCTTTGAAAGAATGGCATTCCCTGACCTTAAAAGAAAGGCTATTCAAATATTTAAAGACACAAAGGCCGATCAGATACTTGTAGAAGAAAAAGCCGCAGGATCGCCATTATTGGACGAATTAAGACAGACAAGGCTTCCTGTATTGGCCTTCATTCCAAGCAGAGGTAATGATAAGATTGTCAGAGTTAATTCTGTCAGTGATTTGTTTATGTCTAGATGTATATGGTTTGCTCAGAGTGATAGTACTAAAGATCGGAAAAATGAGCACACAATTGAACAACTAGCGGCCTTCCCAAACGGTGAAAATGATGATTTGGTTGATACTACGACGCAAGCATTGATTAGATTCAGAAGAGGGGGTTTTGTTAAGACTGAAACTGATGATAATGATGACGAAGAACTTGAAAACAAGAGAATAAGGAAAGCTAAATATTACTAAATGCCAGTAGAGAGAAAGACTATATATGAAGACAATGTAATCTTTCCAGATGAAGATGGGATGGTTATTGATGTCGAATATGAAGAACCATCTGATATAGTCAAAGGGGAAGATGGTTCTACAACGGTTTTTTTAGATGGCGCTCCTCAATCGCAGGAGTTGGTCGAATACGAATATGATCATTTTGAGAATTTAGCAGAGAGTATGTCTGAGACGCGTTTGATGGAAATATCAAGCGATCTCAGACAAGGATATGACGCTGACCTAAGCTCCAGAAAGGAATGGGAACGTAGATACAGAAATGGTCTTCAGCTTCTTGGATTTGAGGTAGAGGATAGAACCGAACCTTGGATGGGCGCTAGTGGCGTATACCATCCCATTTTAGCTGAGACAGTTGTCCAATTCCAATCAAATGCAATTATGGAATTGTGTCCGCCAGGAGGGCCGGCGCAATATAAAATTATAGGAGAGGAAACTACAGAAAAACTTAGGAGAGGGCGAAGAAAAAAGGAAGAGCTTAATTTCCAAACGATGTACCGTATGCCGGAATATAGAGTTGAGCTTGATAATCTTCTGTTCCGTTTGCCACTTTCAGGAGTAGCCTTACGTAAGGTTTATTTCGACTCTGTTCGGAAGCGCCCTTGTGCTCGTCTAGTGCCGGCTGAAGATTTCGTTATTCAATTTGGCGCAAGCGATCTTGAGACATGCCCGAGATACACGCACAGGCAAAGACTATTTCGATCTGAACTTTTAGCCCTTCAAGAATCTGGTTTTTATCGGAACATTCCGATTCTCCCAGGTACGCCAGAAAGCGATCAAATAAAAGAAGAAATGAATAAGCTTGATGGTTTAGAAGCTTCTTACATTGAAGATGACAGAAATTTAATACTAGAAGTTCATTGTGACTATGTCATTGACGAGGCAAACGCAGAAACAGAAAGGCCAATTCCTTATGTTATAACATTGGACTACGATAGTGGAAGAGTTCTGTCTATCAGACGCAATTGGCTTGAAGATGATGACACGTATACGAAGATTGTCCATTTTACGGTTTATCGGTATATGCCTGGATTTGGGTTTTATGGTGTAGGGCTTATTCATCTAATAGGAGGCCCAACAGAAGCAGTCACTTCAATGCTCAGACAACTTATTGATGCTGGAACTCTTTCAATTGTTCCGTGTGGTTTCAAAACAAGATCATTTAGAATTGTAGGAGACGATACGCCACTTTCTCCTGGAGAGTTTAGAGATGTAGATATAGGAAGTGACGATATTAATAAAGGTATATCGTTTCTGCCCACAAAAGAACCTAACGTCGTTGTTGCAAATATGATGGAAAGCTTCGTTGGGGAGATTAGGCGCGTGGCGTCTGCTGCCGATATGAAGCTAGGCGATACGAGCGCCAATGCTCCAGTTGGAACAATGATGGCCCTTCTTGAGCGCTCCCTGAGGGTTATGAGCGCTGTTCACGCAAGGCTTCATGCGTCCCTTGGACAAGAACTCCAGACTATATCTTTCATCATTGGGAACTTCATGCCTCCCGAATATGAATATGATCAGGAGTTACAATTCAATCGACAAGATGACTTCGCAGATAATCGAGATATTATTCCTGTTAGTGATCCGAATAGCGCTACGCAAGCGCAACGAGCTATTGTTTACAATGCGATCCTGCAATTAGCCCAAAATGCCCCGAATGTCTATAATATGGCGCAGCTCCATAGGGACGCCCTAGAGATATTTGGAATTAAAAACCCCGAAAGGATTGTTCCATTAGCTGACGAAGTTCAACCTATGGACCCGATTAGTGAGAACATGGCGATGCTCACTGGCAAGCCGGTTAAGGCGTTTCTTTGGCAAGATCATGAGGCCCACATACGGGCTCACGTCGCCGCCGCTCAAGACCCGAAGATTGCAGAATTGGTTGGTCAAAGTCCAAATGCCAACGTGGTTATGGGGGCTCTGGCTTCTCACGTCCAGGAGCATTTAGCTTTCGGATATAGGAGAGATATAGAACGTAAGATTGGAATGCAACTTCCTCCTCCGGGAGAGCCGCTACCTGAGGATATGGAAGCATCTATCTCCAGATTGGCCGCGGAGGCAGGAGAAGAGATTCTTAAGGAACATGCTCTTGAGGCTCAGATGGCTAAGCAAAAACAAGCCCTCATGGACCCTCAAATCCAGGTTGATATCATGGAAATAGAGCAAAGAAAAGATGCAAAACTCATTGATGCTCAACTTGCTAGAGAAGAACTAGCTGCCAAGGAGAGAATGCATGCCCAGGATATACGGTCTAAGGAGATTATTGAAGGAGTTAAGTTATCCTCGGCAGATCGTAAATCTAGACGGGATGATGAAACCAAGCGTCTTGCTGAAGAAAATAAGATTCGGCAAGGTAACGCTCAGATATTGGCTGGTGATCGTAAGTCTCAAAGAGATGATGCTACTAAGCGTTATACGAGTGATAGGCAAATTGCGGCCGGAGAAAAGAAATCTCAGAGAGATGATGAAACAAAACGTCGTACAACGATGGCTAGTCTCACGGCGCAGGACCGGAAGTCTCAAAGAGATACGGCTTCTAAGGAACGTCAATCATCCAGAGACTTGGCACAAAAAGAACGGCAATCTTCTAGAGACGATGCTACGAAACGTCAGACAGCATCCCAAAGTGAAGCAACGAAGAGGCAGATAAGCAAGGATACCCTGTCAAGTCAAGAGCGCACGGCTGTTAAACAAATGATTATGGATGCGATCAACTCTGACAAAGATCGAACTTCACAGGAATCTCAGGCAAATAAGGATAGGGCCGCAAAGGTTTCTCAGTCGGATAAGGACAGAGAGTCTTCAGAAAATCAGGCTAAGGATAAGAATAAGCTTGAGAAAGAGAAAATAAAGTCAGCTGCCAAGAAACCAAAGAAGAATGACAAAACTTGATAATATACTAAAGTCTATGGATTATGAGATTTCCAGAGACGAACACACTATGGTGTACGGTATCTGCGGAAACATGGAAGACTACAGGAGAATAGCTGGACGACTAGAGGCTTTTAGGATAATAAGGTCAATTATAGAAGCAGAGAAGAAACGAGAAGACGAAGAAGATGATGTCTGATAGTGATGAAGAAGTATTAGAGGATAAGCACATACCAAAACCATGTGGATACAAAATCCTCGTGGCATTACCAACCATGGCGGCAATTACTGAGAAGGGCGTTTATCTTCCCGATGAACACGTAAGTAGGGAAGAAGTTGCTCAACTTGTTGCTAGGGTAATAGAGTTAGGAAGTGATTGCTATACAGATACTAAGAGATTTCCAAACGGGCCATGGTGCAAGGTAGGAGATTTTGTTATGTTTAGAAGTTATACTGGAACAAGATTTAAGTTGGCTGGGCAGGAGTTTCGTTTGATAAACGATGATGCCATTGATGCAGTTATTGAAGACGCAAGCATGATAAGGAGAGTTTAATGGCAGGAGTTCAGAGAGGAAATAAGACTTTCTTTGAGGATGATATCGATCCAGAAGTTACTGAGATTGATGAGGAAATGTTCGAAATTGATACAGATACTGGTAAGTTTACGAACGACGAAGAAGATGAAATAGACGATGATGGCGAAAATGAATCTCTTGAAGAAGAGATGGCTAAATACTCTCGTAGAGCTAAAGCTAAGATTAAGGAATTAGAAGAAAAGCTAGCAGCTCAGGACCGCGCAAGGTTTGATCGCGACGAGGAAATGATGAAGGTTGCCAAGATAGCTAAAGACGCTATCGAGGAGAACCAAAAGCTCAGAGCCGGCGTTTCTGACTCTAAAAAGAAAGCCCTCGAAAATGATAAGAAGCGCATTGAGGCCGAGCTTGAGGCAGCTCAGGAGGCGGTCGCTAGCGCCTACGATGAGGGAGATGGAAAGGCTCTAGCTAAGGCCAATGCCGCCATCGGGAAGCTAACTGCTGAACTTGTTAAAGTTGACGCCTTCCTTGAGCAAGCTTCTGAGACTCAGAACAAAATAGCAACAGACGATAAGGAAGAAAAAAGAGAAACTAAAACAAACGTAAGGCAACCTGACCCTAAGGCTGTGGCTTGGGCTAAAAATAATCCTTGGTTCGGCGATCCTAGAGCAAGTAAGGATGTTGATCCCAATATGACGAACTATGCCCTTCTGTTTGCTAATAATATTGAGCGTAATGAGGGAGTTCATCCTGGATCAGATGAATATTACAAAAGAATTGATGCTGAGATGAAAACCAGATTTCCAGAGAAATTTAAGAAGTCAGCTGGAAAGGGCGGAGGGAAAAGCAATGTCGCTCCTGTTAGCAGGAATACGGTCAAGAAACCGCGTTCTATTCAGATTAGCGCTCAGACAGTGAAGTTCTTGGAAAAGAATAAAATTGATCCAAAAGAATACGCAAAAGAATATGTAAGAGTTCATGGAGAAAGTGAAGATGAGTAAGGATGATTTAGTGACGTTTGAGAAAAGAAGCGCGGAACAAACTAGAACCACGTCCGTAAGGCATACCAATACGTATGAGGTTACTGATCTAGAAGATGCCGAAGAAAGAGATGAAGTTAATAGAAAGCCACGTGAGTATGATGATAGAAAGTCAGATATTAGAGTAGCGACTTACAAGGAGCCTAATATTCTTCCTGACGTTCCTATGATACCTGGATGGCGTCATAGATGGGTTGCTAAGTCAACTATGGGAGTTCTGAATCCAACTAATTGGGGCGCAAGGATGAGAGAGGGCTGGAGACCTGTATTAGCAAGTGATCCTACCTATAGCGCAATAGCTGAATTGAGCGTTTATGAATCTGAGACATCAGATGCAATAGAAATTGGGGATTTAGTTCTTTGTAGAATTCCAGAAGAGATAATTATAGCTCGCGAAGAATACTACAAAAGAAAGAACCAAAATCAGATAGATGCAGTTGACAGAACACTCTTTACACTTAATGATAAACGTATGCCGTTGTTTTCGGAACAAACAGTAAGACAGAGTGGATCGAGCAGAGACTAATAGATGGCTTTAACTTCAGCACCTCGCGGCTTTGAGCCTATTGGAGTAACGGGAGCGCCCTATTCTCATGGGGTCTATCATTTTACGATCGCCGCAGGATATGCAACTAGAATTGATAATGGCGATCCTGTTATTGGCGTAGCGACTGGTTTTATCGAAAGATTTAATGCGACTAGAACGGCAACGACTAGTACGGTTACTGCTCCGGCAAATGGTTGGTTAGGTGTTCTTGTGGGTGTCCAATACACGGACCCGAATACTCGACAGCCAACTTGGAACCATTATTACCCTGGAGGCATTACGCCTCCCAACTCTGAGAACATTGATGCTTTTGTGACGGCCGATCCTGACCAAAGATATTTACTTCAGGCTAATGGTGCCGCGGCTCAAACGTTCCTCTTTAACAATGCGGGTATTATTCAAACGGCCGAGCCTACGGGAACGATAGGTAATTCCGGTCTTCAACTTGATACTGCGACTGAGGCGGCTACTGCTACTCTTCCTGTTAAGGTTGTGGACTTTTCTAGAGGTGCCGGTGACGCGATTGGGGATGCGTTCACTAATCTGATTGTGGTCTTCAATATCCCCACCTGGAGAACGGCGACGGGGATATAATAGATGGCAATTAGTAGAGCACAATTACTTAAAGAACTTGTTCCTGGACTTAATAAACTCTTTGGTCTTGAATACAAGAAATATACCGAAGAGCATACTGAACTATACGAAATGGATAGTTCGGAACGGGCCTTCGAAGAAGAGCAAAAATTAGGCGGATTTAAGGCGGCTGGAGTTAAGCTTGAAGGCTCTCCGGTTGATTATGACAACGCTCAGGAAGCATGGACGGCTAGATACACGCACGTTACGATTGCTCAAGGCTTCGCTCTAACCGAGGAAGCGTTCGAAGATAATCTCTACGGAAGTCTTTCTAGCAGATATACCAAAGCGTTGGCCCGGTCTATGGCTCACACTAAGCAAGTGAGGGCCGCGGCAACCTTCAATGATGGCTTCACGACCTTCCAAACGGGCGATGGCGTCACGCTCTTTAGCACGGCCCACCCGCTCATCTCTGGGGGTACGCTTAGCAATCGGGTTGCGGCTGACCTTAGCGAAACGGCGCTTGAGAATGCTTCGATCGCAATTGCAGCCTGGACGGACGAACGCGGGCTTCTTATTGCGGCTAGACCAAGAAAGTTGGCGGTTCCGCCTGCTCTGCTCTTTACGGCGGAAAGAATTCTCACGTCGAAACTTCGGGTTGCGACTTCTGACAATGATCCGAATGCAATGAGGCAACTTGGCACGATCCCTGAGGGTTACTGCGTTAATCATTACTTCACGGATACGAATGCTTGGTTCCTTCTGACCGATGTTCCTGGCGGGTTCAAGATGTTCAACAGAGTGGCGATCAAGACTGGCTCTGAGGTGGACTTCGATACTGGCAACATGAAGTATAAGTCTAGAGAGCGGTATTCATTCGGTGCGACCGATCCTCTCGGGGGTTATGGTTCTAGCGGCGGGAGTTAATAGATGGGCGCTTCACATTGGTCAGGACCTATTTGCTCTAAGCAGGGTATGGCCGTTGAGGGAGAGGAATCGATCAATTGCGCGGCACAAGTAGCTCGTAGATTGACGATTACTGTTCCGGCACAGGCTACGACTGATTTTACTCTTGAAGTCCCAGAAGGAGCTTCAATCGAGCATTTAAGAACTCATACTACAACGGCATTCGAAGCCGTTACGGATGCATTGATTACGGTAGGTAACGTAGCCGGCGGCGCTCAATATGTTGCTTCTACTACTGTGAAAGCAATTGGCGTTTATAATCATACATTAGTTAGCGCGGCTGCGGCTGATTTTACTTCATTTCCAGCCGGAGGGTTACTTCACGTCAGAATTACACAGACTGGAGGCTCTAGCGCAGTGGGCGCAGCGACATTTTTTGCAGATATGATTCTGCCGCTTGTGGCCCTGACTCCGTAGGAGGTAAGCCATGACCTGGATGCCTAAAAGGTACAAGGACTTCACCTTAGGGACGGTGAACGTCACTGGCACAGGCATTGGAAATCCTCTGTCTGTTATTGCCGGCGTAGCGGGTCAGAAGTTCCGCGTGTATCGTATGTATATTACGAGCGTGACTGCGGCGACTGCTATTGTCTTTTATAGAGCCACGACTGCCCTAACAACCTCTGTCAGCATTCTACAAAACCAAACTCTGCCGTTCCCTTATGACGGCGGCGAGCCCTATTTCATTGGTGCGGATGGAGAAGCATTCCAGATCGGCGCTACAGCCGCTAGCGTAGTGACTGGATTTGTCGAATATATACAGGCTCCATAGATGGCATACTCTAGAGCACAAATGAGAAATCAAATATCAAAGCCTCCTATGAAAAGGCGAGCGAAAGGCGGAAAGGTAGAGAAGGTGATGCATGAATTCAAACAAGGAACTCTCCATTCCGGCTCGAAAAAGGGGCCGAAAGTCCAATCAAGAGATCAAGCTATTGCTATCGCCCTCAGTGAAGCAAGAAAAGCTGGAGAAAGCGTCCCCAGACGCAAACGAGGAAGATAGCTTTAGAGTTGCGTCTATAGACGTGCCTGAGGATTTATGGTACAAGATCAGCATGAAAGACTTTGGTAAAATATTTGGAGTTATAAAGAATCTAGTTTCCTCAAAGACTCTTTGGGGCGGCGTTATTCTTGTTCTTCAACTCTTCGGAGTTCAGGCTGATGCTACTGTTCCTGATGAGGCGGCCAGCATATTTGATCAACTGATGACGGCGGTAGGCGCAGCCCTTGTCCTTATTGGTAGAATAACGGCGAAACCGATCTTGCCCGCTGGCAAGTAAAATGAGGAGCCACTATGACAACTAGTGGCACCACTGCGTTCTCTCCAAATGTCCTAGAAATAATGGAAGAAGCAGCCTCTAGAGCTGGCTTCGAATTAAGATCAGGGTATCAGTGGGATTCTGCTTCTCGCTCCATGAACTTTCTCACAAGCGAATGGGCGAACAGAGGTATTAACCTTTGGATGATTGATAGCGGAACAATATCGTTAGTTGCCAATGATGCTCAATATGATTTTCCGGCTGACACTGTCGATGTCATCCGGTTTGTTGTTAGGGACGACTCCAGCACAGATTACTATCTGGAAAGAATAGGTGTCGGGACATATGCGCAAATCCATAACAAGACACAGACGGGCCGCCCCCTACAAGGATGGGTGGAAAGGCTCGTGGATTTTCCTAGGATTAACCTATGGCCGGTTCCAGATCGGGCCTACACACTCGTCTACTGGCGTCTCAGGCGGATACAGGACGCTGGCACGCCGCTTAACACAATGGACTTGCCGTTCCGATTTCTTCACGCGTTCACAGCCGGGCTCGCCTATCAGCTTGCATTAAAAAACCCTGAGCTTCCAATGGATCGTCTTACAGCCCTTAAGCTTATGTATGAAGAAGAATTGCAACGGGCTCAATCGGAGGATCGCGGAAGGGAATCTTTCTTCATTGGTCTTTGGAACAGAAGGCCGGGACGCTAATGACAAGAGTTTATGTTAAGGGTCATTATGTTCCAGGTATTTGCGACCGATGCGGACATGAAAAATTATTAAGAGAGTTAGTTTCAGAAACTATCCAAGGAAGGTTGGTAAATAACCGCGTCTGCGATGAATGCTTCGATGTAGATCATCCTCAGAACTTTCTTAGTGAAGTAAGAATTGTAGACCCTCAGAATGTCTATGATCCACGTACTGACAGCGTTGAATTTGATCAAATGAGATCGTTAAATGGGTTTCAACCTGTTGGAAACCCTGCTACACTCATAAGCGCCAAACAAGGCCAAGCGAATGTGAGATATTAATGCCCCATAAGAAGAGAATGGAATCTGGAGGAAAGATAGGAATTAGCAAGACTAAGATTAGTCCTAGTGCTAAACCTGCATCAGATATAGGAAATTATAAACCTCATAGAATGATGGGCGGCGGTAAGGTTGGATCAAAATCAAAAAGATTGGCCCGCGGCGGAAAGGTAGGTTACAATAAAGGGGATAAACCTACGTATGATATAGCGGAAAGTAATGACAATGGTCAATATTTTGCTATAGAAGAACCAAGAAATTATCCAAAGCCAAGTAGAAGCAAGGCTAAAAGAATGCAGATGGGCGGTCCTGCTTCTGGCGTTAATCGAATGGGCCGGCAAGGTATCTCTACGCTTATGCCAGCTGGCGGCGGCATGCCAATGATGAGGCCGCGCGCTCCTATGAGAATGAAAAGAGGTGGCGACGTTGGAGACTTTCTCCTGAATATGACTCCTCATAGATTGCTTGGCTTAAGAAGCTATCTTGATCCTCAAATAAATGAGCCAAAAGTCTATACCTCTGCGGATTATCCAGAACAACGTAAAACTAGAGCTGGTCCTAGTTCTGGAGTCCAGGTTGGTCTTCGTAAGGGCGGGAAGGTTAAGAAATATAGAGGCGGCGGCTATATCCATGGTGGTAAGCCTCCGAAGCGATAATGAATTATGCTACGCTTTCGCAACTTATTCAGGATTACCTAGAGAACAACGAATCAACTTTCGTTGCTAATATTCCCAATATTGTGAAGTTAGCTGAAGAACGTATCTATAGAGCTGTTCAGCTTCAATTCCTGCAAAAGAATGCGACCAGTAATTTCGTTACTGGCAATCAATATCTTACCCTGCCTACAGATTTTTGGTCCCCTTTGGAATTGAGTGTCACAGATTCTGGCTCTCAATCGTTTCTTTTTCCTAAAGACGTGAGTTTTATCCGGGCCGCTTTTCCAAGCGCTTCGGTTCAGGGGAGGCCACGTTATTATGCTATGTTCGATCAAAACACATTCATTGTAGGACCTACTCCAGATAACACATATACAACAGAACTTCATTATATTTATAAACCGGAGTCTATTGTTACTAGCTCAACGAACTGGCTTGGAGATAATGCAGAAAACGCCCTTCTCTATGGTTCTCTAATTGAGGCATATAGATACGAAAAGGGCGATCCAGATATGTTTCAAACATACAATGAAAATTATCAGGAAGCTATCGTTAGACTGAAACTTATGGCAGAAGGTCAGAATAGACCGCCTGATGCATTTAAGTCCCCTGAGCCACAGATAGGAAGAACATAATATGAACAAATATTACCTGAAGATGCAAGAAGATGGAGGAATGTTTGGTCAGCCTAAAGAATCTTATTGTAATAGGTTGTTTCGTGAAATCTCAGATATAAGCTTGGAGCTTGGAAAGGAGATTAAAATGGGAGAGCCTATGGAATCTGCCCTATCTAAGATACGAGACCTTCTCCTTGAGCTGGAGGAACGGCGTGCGCAGGAAGAAGTATAATGACGTTAAGATCGGAAATGTTATCGTCATCAAGTCTGTATCCAGTAGGGAGCCCGAGCTTCTTGCTGAAAAAGCAGTTAATACTATTCTACTTGTTTCAGACAAATCAATACCGGAAATACGTGAGCAAGCCTACGCCTTCCGAGAAAACATCAAAAGTATCATTGCTGAATATATAAGAATAGGCATGGCAACCGAGCGCGCAAAATGGCAATCACCCAAGCAATAACCAATTCTTTCAGGCAAGAACTATTACAAGGAGTTCACATCTTTGGAACTCATACATTCAAGATTGCGCTCTATCTAGAAAGCGCCACTCTAAACACGCTTACAACGGCCTACACAGCCTCTGGAGAGGTTTCTGGAACAGGGTACGTAGCGGGGGGCGAGACGCTGACAGTCGCGCTACCGACGATCCTGAACAATGTAGCGTTGGTTGATTTTCTGGATGTAACTTGGGCGGCAGCTGATTTCAGCGCGCGTGCAGCGCTTATTTATAATGCAACACAAGCTAATAGGTCAGTGGCTGTTCTGGATTTTGGAATGCTAAGACCTACCGTAAACGGAAGCTTTATAGTAACATTTCCTATACCGGACGCAGAGAACGCAATTATTAGACTGGCATAGGAACAAATGGCGAACGCAGTATATCCACTCTATAAGCAAGCCCTACTTGATGGCGATTCAAATATAGACCTTAATGATGGCACAGTTAAAGTTGCCCTCATTGATACTGCGGACTACACTTATTCGGCGGCGCATGACTTCCTCGATGATGTTGCTGGCGCTGCTATCGTAGGAACTGCGCAGACAATTACCAATACTACTGTTGCTTCTGGGGTTTTTGATGGAGACAACGTAACCTTTACGGCAGTAACCGGAGATACGATCGAGGCTCTTATTATTTATATCGATACTGGAAACGCCGCAACTTCAAGATTGGTTTTATATCTCGATACGTCTGTCACCGGACTTCCTGCAACACCAAACGGTGAGAATATAACAATCAATTGGAACGCCTCTGGTATATTCCAGCTATAGGAATGCTTCATGGCTTCACTTGTTTATGTAGGGCACGGGGAAGACCAGTCTGATACATCCTCATATTCTTTAGCAACTCAACCAACAGGTACAGCCGGCACTAAAAGATGGGTTGGTATTTGGGGTAGAAAAAATAGTGCTGGAGATGGAATTCCGGCTACGTGTTCTGTTGGTGGCGAGTCTCTTACTGCGGTTTCAGGCTCTTCTGTTGTAGGAAATATAAGCACAGACAACACCTCATTCGGCGCTAGATGGTTTGTCGGGGATGTTTCTGTTGGCGGAAATCAAACTATAGCTTTCACCTTCACGGCTGACGGTGGCGGCGGCGCAGCCGCAACCATGATTCGTGCCGGATATGTCATATATGAGGGTGACGATTTTAGTGAAACACCGGAGAATACCGGGACAGATGAGGCTACAGCTACAAATGATAGAACTTTAGCAGCGACTTTAAGTAGAGTTAGTGGTGGAGCATACCTCTTACTTGGTGGAATAAGTTCAACAGCTAACATTACCTGTACCTTAACGAACATATCTACCGAGGATGCTGATTTTCAAGAATCGTCTGCAAACAACAATATTGTTGCTGGACACTCTAATGCTTTATCGGCAGGAAGTGACGATATAGATGCTACATGGGCAGCTGGCGGAACAACGGATGATGCCTTTTTAACTATCCTTAGTTTAGCTCCATCCGGCGCTCAAACATTAGAGCCGCCTCTATTTACCAACACTAACACGTTCTTTACACAGCAAATAGAAAGGACTATTTCAGCACCATTCTTTGTCAATAGTCAAACATTCTTTACACAGCAACTAGCCCTTAATGTTACTTTAGAGCCTCCGTTTTTCATTAATGATCAGGCATTCTTTAATCCAACTATAGAGAGAACAATAAGCGCTCCATTCTTTCAGAATGATCAAACATTCTTTACACAGCAAGTCATCATTCACGGCCAATGGGTTCCTGTTGATGATTCAAGCTCCAATGTATGGGGTACTATTCCCATTAATATGTCTGTTTGGTTCCCAGTTAATGATTCTTCATCTAACATATGGACAGAAATTGTAGGTTAGATGCCAAGCACATATAGCAGTGAATTAAGACTCGAAATACAGGCCACAGGCGAGAATTCTGGAACCTGGGGAACGAAGACTAATACTAATCTTGAGCTTCTTGAAGATGCTATTGCTGGCGTCGTAAGTGTAGCTCTTCCAGACACTGACTATACACTCACAGCTCTCGATGCTTCCGCCGACGAAGCTAGAAACTTTATTCTCCATCTTACCGGAGCACTTACTGCTACTCGTAATGTTATTTGTCCAACTATTGAAAAGCCTTATGTAGTATTTAATAACACGACAGGCGGTCAATCTATAGTAATTAAGACATCAGCTGGAACAGGTATCACCGTTGGAAACGGTAAGAAAAGATTAGTTTATGCTGATGGGACAAATGTTGTTGATATGTTCACCGATCTTCCTTCTGGGATATCGATCGGCGGAACGGCTATTAGTGCTGATGCTCTTCTGCTCTTAGCAGATGCTGATGTTCCAAGATTAGGAACTTCCAATATTTGGACCGGGCCTCAGACAATCCATGCTACAGCAACTGGCGGTCAGCTAATTCTTACGGATAGCGTTACGGATGCGACCGACAAGAATGGGAGACTTACTGGACAACAACGGTCCAATGCTAATGGTGCATGGACCTATCTGACGGGATTAGCAGAAGCCGCGGCCAATACCTTAAGGATTGGCGGCGGAGGCGCGGATGACGCAGCCACTGCGATAGAATTTTATACAGCTGGAGCAGTCAATACAGCGACTGGAACGGTTCGCGGAAGAATAACTAGCGCCGGCCTGTTTGATTGGGACTTTGGCGCGACTTTTGATGGTGTTCTGACAGCATTAAGTACTTTTGAATTAGGCAACGCTTCAGACACTACATTTGCCCGTATTGCCGCTGGTCGCGCATCCATTGAGGGCGTTGAGATCGCAACAGAATCTAATACGCTTACGCTGACGAATAAAACGTTAACAAGTCCAGTTCTAACAAGTCCAGTTCTCAACGGGACATTAAGCGGAACCGCAATAGCAACAGCGGCTGAGATTCGCAATAATACAGCGGACAAGGCCATTGTCATTGATGATCTGTGGTCAAGTGCTGATTATGTGACATTGACTGATGGCGTAAACATAGCCGTCGACATGAACAGTGGATACAATTTTACCGTAACGCTTGCTGGGAACAGAACGCTTGATAATCCAACAAATACGAAGAACGGGCAGACCGGAACAATCTATATCATTCAAGATGCGACAGGCTCGCGAACGCTTGCCTACGGCACGAATTATAAGTTTACTGGCGGTACCGATCCGACATTAACGACAACTGCAAATGCGGTAGATGCTCTTCATTACAAGGTGCGATCATCTACGTTTATTGAGGCAACATTAGTAAAAGGCTTGGCCTAATGCCCTTACCGATGGTCGCAAATATGCAACTTGCCGGCATACTTGCGACAGTGCAGCTGCCGGCGTCAATTTCCGGTATAGATGATCAGCCGCCAGGAAATCCAGCAACGGCGTCAATCACGCTACAAACTGATGGAGACGTGCTGGTCACTGGCTCTTCTGTTCCTGACTGGCTTACGCCAGCCGTGTCTCCCGGAGACTACGAAGTACGCATGACGGTCACGTCCGGTGCCTTCGATTTTGGCACGGTCGACACGTGGCTATCTTTAGCCATTGAAAGACAGTGGTTAGAAACAGCCAATAATGGGACCGAATCTGCGAGTGGAACTTTAGAAATAAGGCGCGCATCAGATAGCGTTGTACTGGCAAGTAGTAGCGTTACATTGCAGGTTCTGCACTCATCCTAGTAATGGCATTGACATAGGAGCAGAAAGGTTCCGATACTGATAACATGGAATACAACATTAAGTTTACATTTCCTCATCTTCAGAAGATTTTAGATTCTCTAGCCAAAGAGCCATATAAAGAAGTTTTTCAGATAGTTAATCATTTACAGACTTCATTCGCATCTGAACTAGAAAGAATCAATAAAGAAAAAGAAGAGGAACAGAAGGTTAAAGATGGGAATTCTGAATAACTTCGGATGGATTGCCGCAGGAATTCTTGCCATATCCACAGGGTTTATAGGCTGGAAATTGGGTGATAGTTCTGCCGACATTATCGAACTTAAGCAACAAGTTCGAGAAGAGAAAAACAGGGCTGATCGGGCTGCATTCAGAGAGCAGACGGTCTCTTCTAGCCTAGAGGAGATTAGGAATTCCATTGAGGGAACCCTTACGAGAAGGCATACCCTTGTTAAAGAGATACAGATTGTTAATGCTCAACCGACAACACAGGGCTGCGGCCCTTCTGTTCGCGCTGCTGTTGATCTCATGCGCGACGAAGCCGAACCTACAAGTCCCTGATAGATTACTAAACTGTGAGGTTCAGGTCCCAATACCTGGACAGCGCGGCGATCAATTAACGGACAATCAGATAGCAGAATTGTTGCTTCGGTTGAAGCATCGCGGCGATGATTGCGCCGCTAAGTTAGAGGAAGTGAAGTCATGGCTGAGGACACGGGAAGCGATAATAGAGACGATGAACCAGACGGAAAGGTAGTCAGTCTCTTTGGTGAGAAGACCTATAAGAAGGAAGCTGAGAAGTCCGAAAAGACAGACGCTTTCGAGGCGGAGATGAATGCTGCCTTTATAGAAGCTGCCGACACTATTAAATTAAAAACAGAGGCAAAAGAAATAGACGGCGTATTGATCGTGATGTTCTCCACTAATCCAGACATTAAGGCAGAAACAATGATTGCCGGCCCTGGTATCTTTAAGGATATTCCGGGAGCAATCGGTATGTTAGAGTTATTGAAAATGGATTTCGCGGAGATGCAAGCACGAGACGATGGGACGTTTGATTGAGGTTAATCCAAGTCCTGGAATAGTAAGAGATTTAACTGCATATGCTTCCAATGGTTCTTGGTACGACAGTGATGGAGTTCGCTTTAAGTCAGGCTTCGTAGAAAAAATTGGAGGCTGGCAGAAGGCGACTCTTGAGGCATTTCTTGGCATATGTCGTAGTCTCCACTCATGGGTAAATTTAGCTGGCGCTAAACTCACTGGCATAGGTACGCACTTAAAGTTCTACGTAGAGGATGGCGGCGACCTTACCGACATTACGCCTATAAGGAAAACAACAAGCCCGCTAGCTAACAATCCTATAACAACCGTAAATGGAAGCGGCATTGTAACAATAACCGATACGGGGCACGGAGCTATCCAAGATGATTTCGTCACCATTTCAGGCGCTACGGCCTTCAATGGCCTCACGACCGGTCAGCTCAACCAAGAATTCCAAATCCTCACGATTGTAGACGCTAATAATTATACTGTTGATACTGGCGGTACTGCCAATGCCTCAAGCGCCGGTGGCGGCGCGGCTGTTGTGGCCGCTTACCAGATAAACGTGGGTCTGGCCGATTTTGTTATCGGCGTTGGTTGGGGCGCTGGCACATGGGGCAGAGGTACGTGGGGGAGCGCGGCCGATACAGGCGGCGTTGGTCTCCAGCTTCGGCTTTGGTCTCAGGATAATTGGGGCGAAGACCTTCTAATAAACCCCAGGAACGGAGCCATCTATCATTTTGATGGCGGCACGACTCCTTATGGTCGGGCTGTTGAGATCGGAACTCAGGGAGGGGCCTCTGATACTCCAGACGTAGCTCTTGAGATATTAACATCCCCTAATGAGAGGATTGTCTTTGCCTTAGGAGTGAATCCTATTGGTTCAGCTATTCTTGATCCTCTTCTGGTTAGATGGTCGGATTATGAGGATTACCTTGACTGGACTCCTGCTCCTACGAATGGGTCTGGCTTCATTCGGTTATCCTCTGGTTCGACGATTATTACTGGCCTTAAGACGACAAAGGAAATCTTGGTCTGGACAGATACATCACTTTGGTCGTTCATGTTTGTGGGCGGCTCTGACATTTACCAAGTCGATATGGTCGATCCAAATGTGGACATCGTTGGGCCTAAGGCTAGATGCGCCCTCAATGGCGTAACCTATTGGATGGGTCGTAACAATTTCTTCATGTATGACGGTCGGACAAGCGTCATACCGTGCCCCATTCGAGACCTTGTCTTTCGAGATATGAATAGAGAGCAGATATTCAAAATATGCGCCGGGTCTATTCAGCTCTTCAATGAGATCGTTTTCTTCTACCCAACGGCCGATTCCAATGAGAACAATCGGTATGTCATATATAACGTTCTTGAAGGAACCTTTGTCACTGGAACCGTTATCCAGAGATCAGCTTGGCTTGATATCGGTCTAAACGCCTTCCCGACAGGAGCGTCAACAGACGGCTTCATCTACGATCATGAGTTCGGACTTGATGATGGGTCTACAAACCCTGTCACAGCGATCAATGCCTTCATTGAGAGCGCCCCTATTGAGCTGAGCGGCGGAGAAGACATGGGCAAGGGAGATCGTTTCATGTTCTGTAACAGATGTATCCCAGACATAACCTTTAGAGATTCAACAGCTATTACCCCTAGCGTCACCTACACCTTCAAGGAGAAGGAATACCCTGGAGCCACGTTGGTTACTGATTCAACTTCTTCCGTGTCTAAGACAGGTACTGTTGATCAGTTCACCAAGAAGCTAAGTGTTAGATTACGTGGCCGTGCATTATCGTTTAGAGTTGGCTCAAGTGCCGTAGGAGTGGATTGGAGAATGGGAATTAACAGATTTGAAGTTAGGCTCGATGGAAGAAAGAGTTCATAATGACCAACACAGCAAGAACTATCCGTCTACCCGATCCCCCGAGAAACTTGGACCACGATCTTCAATCCTATCTTAGAGCATTGAATAAGGTGCTTGAGCAAAATCTGTTGTCTCAGAAATCAAGAGGTCGAGTTGAAGCAACTACAATTAATGCAACACAACTTCCCACGTCATCCGCAGGCTTGGCTACGGGAGAATTCTGGAATGACGCCGGAACAGTAAAGGTGGTCTAATGGTTGAGATTCTTGCTACTAAAATAGAGGCTTTAGAGCGTCGTATAGAAAAACTTGAAAATAGGGAAGACAGATTAAGAACTTTAGAACTTGCAAATGCTGAGTTGCGAGGAAAACTAGGAATAGTTGCGTTCATTATTGCTACAATATCAGCTGCTGTAGTATCATTTCTATTTAAGATATTGCCTGGATAATAATGGTTCTTCCGCTCATTCTTCCGTTTTTAGGCTCAGCACTTGGACTGTCTCCGTGGCTGGCTGGGGCGCTTGGCTCTGGCATTGGGTCTCTCATTATGAATCCAGATGATCCTGAAGCCGCTCTACTGTCCGGTGCAATTGGCGGCCTTACGGGCGGATTGGGGGGAGGAATGTTCGGCGGCGCTGGCGAAGCGGCAAAGGGTGCGGGAGAAGCGGCTGTTCTCGGTAGCGCCGCCACGGGTGCAGATCAGTTAGCTCAGGCAGTGGCTAAGGAAAACTTAGCAAGCGCCTTAGGTCAAGGTGCCGCAAGCGGAACAGGTGGCGGCCTAAGTGGCATTATGAGTTGGATGAAAGATAATCCAATGGTTACAGCTATGTTAGTTAGTGGCCTAGGTGGGTTAGGAGACTCTTCAGGACTCCCAGGAGAAACATATGATCCGAGCAAGTATCCCGAACAATTCGACGAGGCTGGACCGCGTTCTAGCTATTCAGCACTTAATATGCCCACTAGCAATTATCAAAATTACGGTGTCCCTGGCTCCGAACAAGAAGGAGAATTCAGCTTCTTCCCAACTCGTGAAGAAGGATTATCAACCATGCCGGTTGTTCCCTCAGGAACATCCGATGAAATGATGGGCGGTACAGTTTATGGCCCTGGTAGAGGATATGGAGATACGGTAAAAGCCTTTTCAGTGAATAGAAAGGGAGAACAAGTTCCATTCCTATTACAGCCAGGAGAATATGTGATGCCAAAGAAGGCTGTTGATGCTATAGGAACGGAAGGAATGGACAGGATTAGGGAAGAGCTAATCCGAAGGAGAAAGTAATGCACGTTTCAATGGTGCCTAGAGAGCATATAGAAAAGATTAGAGAAGTTTGTGTTGAACATTTAAGAACGTTAGAAAGATATACATTAGGAAGATACACAGCAAATGATATCATCGATAAATGTATTGATGGAGAACAGAATCTTCTCATAGCATTTGATGATGATGGTGAAATACATGGATGTCTAACGTTCTCAATCATACCATATCCTAGAAAAACAATGTTAAGAATCATATCTCTTGCCGGCAATGATCTAAAGGATTGGAAGGATAATATGTATTCTCTCGTAGAAAAGATTGGTAAAGGGGAAAATTGCGCCGGACAGGAATGGTTAGGAAGGGCAGGATGGGTTAAGATGTTTCCAGACATGACTCCGACTGCGGTGTTTATGGAGAAAGAATATTAGATTAAATGGGCGGAAAAGACAGCGGTCCTTCACAGCAAAGTATAACGCAGACTAACTTACCTGAGTATGCGCGTCCGTACTTTGAGCGCCTTATGGCAAGAGCAGAGGGCGTGTCTAATGAACCTTACGCCCTTTATCCAGGACCTAGGATTGCTGGATTTAATCCTGACCAAGAAACTTCATTCGGTATGGCTAGGGGCCTTAGCGGTCTCTATCAACCGGGCCAAGAGCAGGCTCAGGGACTTATTGGACAGGGAAGTCAAGAACTTCTGCAAGCTAGTCCATATCAAGCGGGGCAGTTTCAAGGCGACTTCACTCCTTCGGAATTTAATGTTGGTACCGTTACTCCGCAGATGTTTATTGATTCCGGAGTATCGGAACAATATATGTCTCCATATATCTCTCAAGTTCTTGATGCTCAGAGGGATAGATTAGCAAGGGATTTTGCAGAGCAAAACGTTGCTAGACAAGGAGCGGCGGCTAGGGCCGGTGGCTTTGGAGGCGGACGGCACGGAGTTTCAGAAGGTATTGCTGAAAGGGGATACCTCCAGCAAACTGGAGATATTTATAGAACCGGCCTGCAAAGTGCTTTTGAAAATGCCCAACAACAATTCGAGAGAGATCGCGCCGCTAGGATGGGCGCTGAGCAATTTAATATTGAACAGGGTCTTAGGGGTCAAGAGTTAGCCGATGTCAGCCGTCGCGGCCTTCTTGGACAGGAGCTTCAAGCTTTTGGTATGAATGAAGAAGCGCGGCAAAGAGCTGCGCAACTGGCAGAAACAAGAGCCCAAACACTTGGAGGCTTGGGCGGCCTCTTGTCTGATGTAAATCAGCAAGGTCTAGCTGGAAATCTCGATATTCTTGATGCTATGCGCCAAACTGGCCTTCAGCAACAACAAAGAGAACAAGCATCTCTTGATCTTTCCTATGAGGATTTTATAAATCAAAGAGATTTTGACAGACAAAACCTTAATTTTCTCAGTTCAATCTTAAGGGGCGTTCCTGTCAATGCTAATGCAAATGTTTCTACTTACGAAAATGTTAATCCATATTCTCAAATGTTGGGCCTTGGACTTAATGCATATGCCCTTTCTCAGGCTCTAGGACAAGGCGGCGGAGGCGGATAATGGCGGCTTCGATGAATTTAATCGAAAAACAAGAGAGTATGAAGGGAAGAGAGCTTCCTGAACTTATTGAAATATCTCAGAGCGGAAATGCTCCAGATAATATCATAGCCCTTGGAGAAATTTCACGAAGAAATGAGGATAAGCAACGTATGATGGCGATGCAGGCTAATCCTCAAGAGACTATTGCCGATCGCGTGATCGGTCGCGGACTTCAAAGTCTAATGCCACCAACAGCAGGACCACAACAAGCCCCACAACCCATGCCAGCAGGGCAAGGGCCAGCCACACAACCGTCCCCAATGCAGCCACAGGCCCCCGTACCAATGAAAAAGGGCGGCGCAATACGAATGGCAGATGGCGGCCTAAACGATTATTTAGATATGGTTCGTCAGGGCGCTGCGGCATTCCCGGAACCTAGCATGGCTGACATGATATCGCAAGCTGGGCAATTTTTACCAGATGTAATGGGGCCTATTAGGGAGCGTCTTGCTAACTATGAAGCCCAAGAGCCGAGACGAAGGCAACAGGACATTACAGAATTACTTCTCTCTATTGGGTCTGGGATAGCCGGCGGAAAATCTCCGAACTTTCTAACGAACCTTGCCGGAGCGGGGCCTGCCGCATTAGAATCTTACAGGGGAATGCGGCAGAGGAGATCGGGAGAAGAGGAGAGAGGACTGAGAAATGCTCTGACATTGGGCCAAGCGGAATCTCAACGTCAACAAGGCATAGCCGGTCTTGGCGGACGCATGTTTGAAGTCGGTGCTAACAGGGCTCAGAACATGATAAAAACCTCTGTTGATCTTAGAAATTCCGATCTTAATAGACAAAATCAAATATCTGTTGCTCGTATTCAAGCTGGCGCTACTCTTAGAGCACAGGAATATGATCTTGTCAGAACCATGATGACTCAAGCCGCTACAATGGCTACTCAACTATATGCTCAAGGAACTCAGTTACTTGACAGTGAAGATGAAACAAAAAGAGAGGCCGGAGAAAGAATGGTTGAAGAAGCAAGATACTGGAACGAACAAGCGCAGAATGCAAGAGATGCTGTGGCAAAAATTAATCCGCTTGGCATTAATATTCCACAACAAGAGCAACCTGAAGAATCTGTTAGGGTTGATCCAGAGACTGGCGAAGTTTCTCCATATCCATCATTTGGAATTCCAACTATTCCTGGCAGGGATGTTATAGAGCCTTCTCCTAGACGTACAGGAACAGCACCTAGAGCCACAACAACTCCTATGAGTACAAATGGATTTCAAGGTGATATATACAATATTCCTACGAATAATCCTAGAATACGTCCGGCAGCTCCAAAAGATGGTAGACGGGTTTACGAAATAGATTAAGAGTAGTATAGAGAAACCGTGACCTATATTATTCGTCGCCAAGGAAAAGAATACGAATTTGAAGATGACACTCCTGTAGAAGTTGCTGCTCAAGAAGTTCGCCGCCAACAGGGTGAAGATATAAATGTAGGAACTCCAGCAATAACTCCATTTGGACTAGCTCCTTCTGGAGAAGATATTGCTGATCTTCTTGCCGCTGGCGCTAAAAGGCTTGTTCCTGAAACTGGCGGCGGTCTCGCTGAGCTGGTAGCAGGCTTCTCGGAAAGGCCGTGGAGAGCCGTTACAGCTGGCGTTGATCTGCCATTGCCGTCTCTAAAATCTCCTCTCACAGAGGCAATTAGAGGCTTTGGTAGAGGCGCTAGAGAATACGGAAGACAAGTAGCAGAAGAAGAACTTGAGACGCTGAGCCCTGAATATATGGCTCAGCAAAGAATGAGGACTCAACTAGGCCCTATTGAACTGACGGGCGTCACTCCTCAAACTGTAGTTGGAACATTAGCAGAATCCGCTCCAGCCGTTGCCGCTACAATGGGTCCGGCCATGGTAGCTAGGTCTGCCGGAGTGGCTGGAGGATTAGAGGGTCTTATTTCAGGCGCTCAAACATTAAGTTCTATAGAAGATGCAATCTCCAACTACGCAATAGAGAATCAAGAAGAATTTATAAACTCTCCTTTAGGAAATCAGGCTCTTGCCGAAACAAATGGTGATTATGCTGCGGCTATAAAATTAGTATCACAGAGATTAGCCCCTCAAATGGCAGGCGGTTCTGGCGCAATAGTTGGTCTTATCGGTTCTCTTGGCCTCCCTGGGGCAGCCGGCACAGCCGCTAAGGGTCTATTTAGAAACATTGTCAAGAGAGGGCTACAAGAGGGCATTGTAGAAGAGTTGCCTCAGTCTGTTGTTGAACAACTTACTCAAAATATTACCCAAGCGCAAATTAATCCAGAACAACAATTGTTAGCTGGCGTACCAGAGGCAGCCATTATGGGCGCTGCGGCAGGAACGTTAGGTGGCGCTGGATTTGGTGGTATTGAAAGTCTTACACAACCACAACAAGAAGAACAGCAACTTGCAGAAAATATTGAAAAGTTAAGGAGAAGAGAAGAACAGTTATATGATGAGTCTGGACAAACCATTATCTCGCCTACCGGGGCTATTGCGGAACCGACGCCCGCTCCTGGAGCGCCGCCGTCCATTCAACAGCCAACACAGATACAGCCGGAGCCGATCGAGAAAGAAACGGGGGAGGCTGAGCAGCCACAGGACATTAATGACGTTGCTGAAGGACTGCAAAGAGATGGATATACAGACGAACAAATACGAAATGCCTATGCTGAGAATAGACTAGGCACACTTAGAGATGATGAAGAGCCGGCGACTCAAGAAGATATTGATGATGAGCTTGAGGATGGCGAGGAAGAGTTTAAGTTAACCCCTTCAGTGTATGAGGGTTACTTCGAAGAAAATCCAGTAGAATTAACAAAAAAGCAAATAAGCGATATTCAATCTGCCGTTCAGATGGTTAGAAGCAGCTCGCTTCCACAGAACGTAATTGCACTATCTTCGATCCTTGAAGAAAACGGTCTAAGTAATATCGCAGAAGAAATAATTAATGAAGCGCAATCATATAATGATCCAGAAGCAGCTTTTGCTTTGGCCGGAGCCTATGTCCGTTACGCAACGGAAGTAGAAGAATCAGAGGCGGCCGAGCAGCCTGTAGAGGAGGAAGCGGAACCTGTTAGTGATACGGCCGAAGCTGCGCCAGAACCAGAAGAACCTCCAGTAAAGGAAAAGGAAGGTCCGACCGATCAAGAGCTTAGTCAAGAGATTTCTGATCTTCATTCTAGAGACGCTTCAGATGAGGAATATGTAGAACTCGCGTCGCGAACGGACCTGGATACTCTGAAACGGCTCAGAGACGCAATCCCCACGACTGATCCATTACGTAGAAGTTATAATGAACTCATAGATATAAAGCGACGGCCGGGCCGAAAAACGGCTGAGGAAGTCGAGGCCGGTAAACCCGAGCCCACATTTGTCCCGCCTCGCACAGCTCAGCAATTAACTGGACGTAAGATTGAACCCGTCAAAGCCGAGCCGATTCCGCAAGAATATCAGAACATTCTCAATCAGATCGCGGGTCTTGTTCAAGAAGCTGAGCTTGAACGTTATTACAAAAAGGATACAACTCCAGCTGCTAATAAAATAAGGCAGCTTGTTAATCTCTACGGCCAAAAGACCAGGGACAGACCTATCCTGGGGGCAAGAGCATCGATCAACGATATCATTCGGGCAGCTAAGAATCTCCAACCGACAAAACCAGGAGAGATTGCGCCTGAGGATATTCGCGGACCAGAACGCGAAGCCAGAGAGATTGAAGATCGTGAAGTCGCGGCAGAGGAAGTCACTGCGGTCAGCGAAGAAGACTTCTTGAGGGAATGGCAGGATGCCAGCGACGATGAACTTAAGGAAGCGATTCTCGATAGTATTCAATACCCGGAAGGAGTAAGCGAAGAAAGACAAGAAGCTATTAGAGATGAGGTTTCAGAAAACTTAAATATTCTTAATAGAGAACAGCTTCTTGGCGGTCTCTACGAAACTTATCTTGGATTGGAAACCGAACGAGCGGCAGATATCAAGAGGGAAGAAGCCGCCGAGAAACGACGGAGGGGAGAGGTCAGTGAAGAACAAAGACAGGTTCAAGCCAAACGTGAGGAAGCCCGTACTCAACACGGTGAAACCGCAGCAAAAATACTTGCGAAAATTGAAAATACCGAAACGCGTACAGAAGGATACAAGGAACTAGAAGATGCCCCTGCCCCGGTTACGAAGATCGCAGCACGACTTGTTGGAGCTTCTAAGGCTGCGCGACAACGTAAGGATACGGCACTTGCAGCTATCAGAGAAAAATATCCTGAGGGCGCTGCGCCGACTCCAGAGCCAGAAGCGGAAGCTCCAGCGCCTGTGCGAACACTCCGTCAATCAAAAGCAATGGCCCGACCGAGCCGAAGAGGTAGAGAAGAGCGCGTAAGGGTTCCAGTTCCTGAGAACCTTCTGGAAGTCTGGAATGAGGTTAAGTCTGCCTTCAATACTGAGGGTGGACCCAATGGCTATTACAGTCCCGATCCAGACAAAGACTTCTATGATTCACAAGCCCATGCCCTTGGCGAAGGAATCCATGATTTAGATCAAGCATATGCCTTTGCTCACAAGGGCAACTTAATGGGGAAAAATCTTCAACCTGAAACGCCTCAAGAATATTTGAAGAAGGTAGAAGCGCTTGGCAAATTGGGGATGGCACGGGTACTTCCTGGCAATTTTGAGCTTGTTCCTATGGAAGAAGCTTATGCGATCAGTTCCAGGATACATGAAGAAGAAAGACAGGAAAAAAGAAAAAAACTAGAGGAAGTTTTCGACTACGAAGCTAAACCTAGACCGTCTGAGCAAGAGGCCCAAAAGGCTGAAGCCTCTGCCGAGCAAGCGCTAAAAATAGTTGAGGATATGCGAGGGCATGCCAAAACCTTAGGAATTGGCATAAAGGATTTGATTAGGACATTCAAAGATTCTCTTGATCCGACCAGATTTAATATACCAGAGTCCGTCTTTCCTAGTGCGTTTGTTAGACAGTTTGCTGAACGAAATAAAGGGCTTGGTCAGGTAAGGGACCTGTTCGAATCCTTCAGAGGTATAACGGCTCCAGAACCTACCGTAGAAAAAAAGGAAACTCCTATATCTGATGAAGGTCCAGTCGGAATCCGAAAGGCGGTCAAAGAATTCATTAAAACAAATCCGAGCGTTGAGGAATTTAACAATTGGGTTGATAAAAACCTTGGAAAGCTGACCAAGGAACAGATCATCACTCTCAACTCTATGATGAACCTTGGAAGACCAGCCACAAAGAAGAATGGCATAGAGAGAATTAAGTCCGATTATGCTGGAAGAGTGGATGAGACAAAGCAGGAAGAAGCTGCGTCAGATACTGTAACTGCACCGCCAACAGATGATGTCACTGCTACAGTCGAGAGGCTGAAGAGCCTTATCGGTGATGAGGTAGAGTTCCTTGGAGAAGTCAGGGAGCTGGTTAATGATCCGTCTCCGTTTGTAAGACAAGTCGCAGAGGCCGTTACCAGGACAGCCTATTCTTCGAAGAAAGAAGCCATAGCCGCTCTTCGTGATATGGCAGGTAAAAAAAAAGTAACTGAAGTCGATAAGGCAGAAAAAGCCAAAAACCTAGTACGTCAATCTCTTAAATTGGCAAAGACAAAAAAGGAAGACAGCTTTGATCAAGACGAGATTTACGCAAGGGCTCTTAGGGATGCTCGAAAATGGCTTCCTAGATTTCCAGAAGATTCCGAAGCGCAAGCTCTCCTTAAAGAGATAGAAGATATAGCGGCTTCGAAAAAACTTGTCCCAGAATCAGAAGACGATACTGAGGCAAGACTTCAAGCTGTAACTGGATACAGAGAAAAGGCCGAAGAGCCTACCGTTGAGGAAGTTGCTAAAGCTGTTCTCACGCCAGAACAGATCGCCGCTCCGATCAAGAACGTCGATGAGGCCCTGGCGCACCTACGGGACAACTATGACAGTAAAGAGGCTTTTGAGGCAGCTGTCAATAAGTTGAATTTCAAACGCAAGGCCCCTTACGTAGAGGTCATAACGAACCTCTGGCCGGAAGTAATCACAAAGGGTCTGAATAACAAAACGATCGCGCAGATAAAAGCCTTCATAATCAAGGCTCGTGAAGTCGTCGATAAACCAAGTAATGAAACGAATGTCCCTGAGCAAGTAAAGGCCAACTATAAATTTTCCGCAGATTCTAGCGAGGCAGAAGTCAAGAGGGCTATGACCTTCAAGGACTACATGGAGACACAAAGTTCCATCTCGCAGAACGATATTACCGATGCTGATACTAACGAAGCGATCAGCAACTTCAATTCTGAAATGGCGCATCTGGAAAATCTAGCGGCCGATTTGTTATTAGCAGCTCAGGGAAGAGTTGAAATTAATGTCGAAAATACAAATGAAATGCTAGAAAGGTCTTCATATCGAGCGGCCACGTATTTAAGAAGACTTAATGAGAACGACAGAATTGAGATTATAGATAAACATGAGAAGGCCTATAAGCCCGGAACCACAGGAGCTGCGTTTAAGCAATATGCAATGAATTCTGTTATTGAGCGTCTTGCCGCGAACAATGATGGCGGCCCGATGCTTATGCGGAATGGAAACAATATTCCAACGCCGAACCTTGAAGAGAGGGCAGTAGCTGAGGCCGCAACGATCGCCATGGCTATCAGAGGGCATCTTAACAAGATTGGCCTCAAGGATGTTGGCGTCAGGATAGCCAAGAACATCCTAACGTGGGAGGGTATGTTTGAACATGCCCGCGTGGCAGACGCATACGCCTCTTACTTTGCCAAAACGGTTACACTGGCCTATAGCCGGATTGATCCAGGAATGACTCTAGAAGAGAAGATAGCGGTTGCAACAAACAGGATCAATCACGAACTATTTCACGCAATTAATCAACTTGGCGTTCTCAATAAGACAGAGCAAGAAGCGATCAAGAGATACGTCCATAAATCAGGAAAGGTTGATGAATTAAGGAACGCGCCAGCCTATCAAGGTCTAGATGAATTAACCCTAGAAGAAGAGGCGGCGGCCGAACTATACCGGGAATTTTCCCGTAATAAGCGGGTTGGCGTTCCTGGTCCCGTCAAGATGGCTCTCTATAGGATATCTCGCTTTATTGAAGGACTCATCACCGCCTTGAACAGTGTCGGAATTAAGATCGACTCCGATCTCATTGTGAATGCTGAGGACGTGTTCATGGCGATCCAGGAGGGATACGCGGCCCGTGTGGCTCGAAATCTCGCCCGCGGCGCTAAGACGGCCTCTGGGCGGGCTTCTAGTGCGTCATTTCTCTTTGGTAGTATGGGGGGGCTGACGGCTAACGGCCTCAATCTGGCGGCTGCCGACGCCATGGAAAAAGGCGGCGTTCCTATGGAGGAAATCTTCCGGGAAACCGGATGGTTTAGGGGAAGGGACGGATCGTGGCGCTATGAGATAAGCGACAAATACGCCAAGATTGATCTTAAGAAACTCAAAGCTGAACCTACGAAGAGAAAGCTTCTGCCATACAGGGTTGCTCTGGAAGATTTCGGAAGAGCGAGCGGTCTCTTAGATGCAGGCTACTATAAACTTTGGGAAATTCTTGACCATCCTCAGCTCTATAAGGCATATCCTCACCTTAAGAACATTAATGTCTTCCCCTCAAGGGCGCTTAGCGGAGCTTTTGTTACCGGGGGCACTATTTATATCAATCCTGACTACACGAGGAAGGAATTCATCTACAACCCGAATACGGCTACATTACAACCCGGATATACTGTCAAGCAGGTTCTTGTTCATGAGATACAACATCTCATTCAAGATCATGAAATGCTTGCCCGCGGCGGATCGTGGAATGAGTTTATGTCAGAAAGCGATAGCAAGACCTATGATGCGCTCAGAGCGCTTATGCATCACTTCGAAGATATAGGCAAAAAGATAGGTCCTGACACGATGAAGCTCTTTAGGGAACTTGTGTATAAGAAAGAGATTGCTTACGAGCGGTATTGGAATCTGTATGGAGAGCTTGAGGCAAGAAGAGCCTCCGAACGTATGGACATGACTCTTGCAGAGAGGAAGGCAAATTTCCCCTACACTGAGAAAGAAATTGCCAATTCAGAAGCTATCTCTGAATTCTTCGGGGTAGCTCAAATGGCCGATGAGAATTTTCCAAAGCTTGATAATGAGTTCAGGATAGAGTTCAAGTGGAACATAAGTGAGGATGAGAATTATAGAGTTTCCCTTATGCATGAAGGGAAGGAGATCGGCTTCATTAGAGGGCGTGTTCAGCCTAACAACAGAGCAGTAAGGATAGATGGGTCAGCAATAACCGAAGAATTCCAAGGAAAGATCGTCGACGGAAAATACCAGGGAAGGCGTCTTGGAATAAAAATGTACCAAGCTCTTGCTAAGAAGGTTCAGCAATACAATCAAGGGTTGCCACCCAATAAGAGACGGATACTTGTCTCAGACGTGAACGTGTCGGAAGAGGCAGCGCGCGTCTACGAAGGCAAGACCATGAACAATGAATTCCATGTACTAACTAATCCACACATGGAGCCAATCATTGAAGGGGAGGGCACGAGACTGACATTCGTAGGCGGGCCTATCTACGCCATCCTTCCCAAGAATACAGAGGGGAAGGTCGATTGGAAGGATGTAATGGATCGTTACTACCCGTCCAACACAAAGGGTGCTGATCATATTGGCCCAATGCTAATGGCTCCTTATGGACGGTCTATAACCGATCTTCCAATGAAGAGCAGCACGATTATCCCTACCAAAGTTATGAATCCTCGTACAGGAACTATTACGCCTGTAAACGTCCATCGCAATCCGACCGCTACGCAAGTTTCTAGAATGGATTTCTCGGAAGATAGTGACGTAAGGTTCGCAACTGACAGAGAGGGAAATATCTATGTCTCTGAACAAGTTCCTTTGCATGCATATATTTTCACTGCGGCAGGGCTTGTTGATCCATTAAATAATGTTGTTGGAGACATTAGGCAACCTACACCTCAAAATGCTGGATATCTGATCAAAGATAAAGATACTGGCACAATTCGGGTTGTCGGAAGCAGGACATATTCAGGAGCTAAAGCAACTGAGGCTCAAAACGAGGCCGATCTAATTAGCCAAAGGATACTTGATAAGTCCATGAATCAAGGGCCTAGACCCATGATGATGGCGACGCCTAATCAGGTTCGCAAGATGATGCGTTATTTGAGGCAACAAACAAAAGCTAAAAGAGCGGCAGCTAAGATAGGCGCTCTTGGGGCACCTATCCCAACCCCGGCTAATGTTCCGGGAAGTCGCGTCCTTGGAACTAACTCAGTCGATACGATCAAACAAATCATTAATCAAACCCCAACAATGAATCCAAAACAGCTTCTTAAAACAAGCAAATGGACTCGATGGTATTTCACTCTGAATGATCTTCCTTATCAGAATCTTTATCTCGTTTCGAGAGGAAGAACTGGGGGAAACATTAACGAATTCGAAGAATTCGCTCAGAAGTTTATTCACTTCATGAACACGGCAAGCCAGAAGGATCGTGACGAATTTAATTACTACATGACGCATAAAAATGCGGCCCCTCTCGGAATTTCAAATCCAGAAATTAGAGCGGCAGCAATCGAGGCTAAAGACCTGTTTATGAGGCTCGGAAAGAAGTTTCAGCAGACTGGCGTACTGGATACAGCTCAGTATTCCAGATACATGGGTATGTACCTTCCACGGATGTTAATGGAATACGTCCAAAGGGAGCTTACGCAACAGGGCCTGAAAGCCTCTAGACAGTCATATACCAAGCAGCGTCTTGGAGACAGCATCGGACAGGAGATATGGAACGCCTCTAACGTGGTTGATGAGGCCATGAATGTTGAGATATTGAGGCGTGACGTGCAGCCGATATGGGACACTGCCAATATCACTCAGAAGGATGAATTCATTGAATTCCTTAGAAACCCAAAGAAACAACTCAGTTCAGTTACTCACAACGGTTTAAGAAACTTGGCGGCAAGGGCACGTAGTGAACTTGAAAGAGTAAAACAGAAGATAGATGCTTCTGGCTTCATTAAGCCAAAGAAGAAAAATGGTACGTTTGTCGCTCGTTATGGCGATAACTATATGCAGAACCAATTCCGTGTGGCTCTAAATAACAAGGCCAGCATGGGAAGAGTTTATGAGCAAGATGCTACGCTCGGTCTCATTACCGATCCATTCTTCTTAACCTATGCTGGCATTATTCGTCAGGGTCGGGATATCTCTGTCATCAGGTTCATGGAAGAGATCGCCTATATGGCAGATGTGTCCGGTATTAATAATATGGGATGGGTTATCCCGCACCAATTCGTCAAATATCACGGCAGAACGATGACCTTTGATGCGCTTGGGAATGAACTTCGTAGACTTTCCGCCAGCAGAGAGACCCTTGAAAATCCCTTCTTGAGAAAGGTCAACCAAGAACTCATAGATGAAATAGAAACAATCTTCAAGAATGCTAATGTGAAGGTTGGTGTTGGAACTTCATTCGAAAACATTGTCCAGTTTGATAAAGATACGTATCGAAAGCTCCCGACCACATATGCTTATGGAGATATCTCTGGATTAATCGTCCATAAGGCAATTTACAACGACATTGTCGGGATGGCTGGAGCTGCATCAGTCAATCAGCCAGAGATTGAAAAACTAGTGGATAAGGCGACCGGCCGATTTATGCGCGGGTTCAAAAGGATTGTCACAACTCTCAACCCGCCAACGCATGTTCGGCAGATCATGCAGAACATAATGACACTTTATCTTGGGGGCGTTGGGTCTTCCTATACATTAGGTGCCGATACAACGGTTTGGGCGGCTAGGGCGCTTATCGACTCTAAAAAGAACAGCGCCATGTGGCAACTGTTTAAGGAACTCGGAGGTATCCAAGGCACGTTTACAGAGGCTGAAATCAGGAGAACTCTTGACGCTCTGTCGGAGCTTAAGATCAGAGAACTTAAGAGGAAAAATACTTCACTTTCTGGATTAGAGACTGCCTATAAGGAAGTTGAAAGAATTATCACGAAGGCTGGCGGCAAGGCGGCAGACCTCTACAACTTCTACGACACAATGGCCCGCTATACAATGTTTTTCTTCCACACGAAACATTCAAAGATGGCTCCTGGAGACGCCATTATTGAAAGCTTCGAATGGATACCTGACTATACATTGGTTCCTCCAGCTGTTCGATTGTTGAGAAACACTATCTTCCCATTCATTACTTGGCAATACAAGCTCTTCCCCAAGATGGTTGATCTCGGCACAAGAGGATTGGCTAAAATCAGAGATGGATTTATGCAAATTAATCCAAAAATATTAGCCTCTGGCGTGTCGGACATTACGCGACTATCAGTTCCTATTATGCTCTATTCTGGACTTCTCTGGAGCGTCGTGGCTTTACTAATGGGTCTTGATGAAGATGAAGCTGAAGCGCTTCGGGCCTCAATGTCCAAAGAACTCCGCAGAAATGTTGGGGTCATTCCGCTACCAATTCGGGATTCTCATGGAAACTTCGTTCTTACTGATCTTGGCGTCTATCTCCCATGGACACCAATGGCCCAAGCTGGACGTAATATGTTCGAAGGCGGCCATCAGGATATTCTGCCAAATCTTGTCATGAAATTACCATTTGACCTTGGTGCTGGTGGTCCATTTATTGATTTCATAGTTGCTTATACAACCGGAAAAGATCGTTTCACTGGCTATGATCTTTGGCCTGAGGGAGCAAGTAACACACAGAAATTAGCCGGCTTCCTTTCCTATGCATTTAATTATTACATGCCCCCCATAATGCGCGGCATGGTCGACCCTCTCTTTCAACAGCTTGACCTTCTGGCTGGCGGCTATGAGCGACCACAGTTTGGCTCCAGCGGCTTTATGGGCCGCTTCCTGGATAAGACTTTCGGAGACGGCGTCACGACTAGCGGCAAGTATGTAGAGGATTATTCGGCCCTGGCGGCGCGAGCCCTTGGCTTCAACACGTGGGCTCTGGACCCGGTTGATCAGACGGAGCGCAACGCACGCCGGATGGAACGTGACGTTGATGAAATGAAACGACAACTTGGTTACTCTAAAGCTGAGATGAATAGACAAATCGCAGCGATTAGAGCCGATTCTGACAGATCAGAAGCAGAAAAAGAACAGGAAATACAAAGTATACGTGAATTCCACGAAAGACTTAAAGATACTTATCGCGAGAAGATGAAGGTCGGGCAACGACGTGTCCGTGAATATAGAGCCTCCACAGAGCCAATCAGGAGCTTTATTCTGAGAGAAAAGGGGTCTCAATTTTCAAGAGAAATAACGCCAGCGGAGCCTCAGCCAATGGAATCAAGATAGTCTTGACTTCTAGTTGAAAATCCGCCCACACGGAATTCCATGAATAAGAATAGCTCCACTAGAAAGGAACCTAAAAATCAACCTGGAATAATCTATCGAATATGTGTCATCCCAGATACGCATGATGATCCTAGAATTCCAGACAAGAGTCGTTTCACATGGATAGGACGTTGGATAGCAGATTGTAAACCTGACTATGTTGTTCATCTAGGAGATTTCTTAACTCTAGATAGCCTGTCCACTCATAGCGCTCAAGACACTCTCACGGCGCGCCTGCAACCTCAATTCTGCGATGATTTGGACAGCCTTGAGGAGGCTCTTGAAGCTATCGATTTTGGACTGAGTGGTTTCAGATGCAGGAAACTCATGGTAAAAGGCAACCACGAATTCAGAGCCGATCGTTTCGAAGATAGTCACCCTAACGTTGCAAGTAGGGGAAGTTATGTCAGCCAACTCAATGCGAAGTTTTCCACCTTCAATTGGACCCTCTATGAATACAAAGTAATTGTTTATATTGGAGGAGTCGGTTTTGTTCATCATGTCTGTAACACTGCCAATAAGCCTTACGGCGGAAAGACCGGAATGCATAGAGCAGCTAATGACACAAAATTCTCCTTTGTTCAAGGACATTCTCACCTAAGAGAAATGGTTGACTGTCCAAAGATCGGCGATAACAATAAGGTCACTGCAATCAGCGCAGGATGTGCCCTGCCTCAAGGTCATGTCGAAAAATACGCCGAGCATGCTTCTACTGGATGGTGGTATGGCGTATTAGGATTGACGGTTAAGGATGGCGAAATCATGAGCACAAACTTTGTCAGCATGATCGACCTAGAAAGGAAATATGGATGAGTAACTATCTTTCGATCCGAACCACGAAGGAAATTAAGGAGGGGCAGCGAGAACAACTTCTCTTTAATTTTGTTTCAATCTTGGAGAAGATGGCAATAAAAGTTATTGACGGTCCAGCCGCTTCAATGACTGATAATTGCACGCCTTATAACACTTATCATCTTAATGGACTCATGAAGGATGGAGGGAAGAGTCTTACCCTCGATATTGATGATCCCGATCTCAATGAGAAGCTGGAAAAGTATCTCAATGAACTTCTTAATAAAGCAAGAAGGCCAGCTGGTTATGACACTTTGGTCTGGCGCTTGCGACCTAAATGGGTTATCGAAGGCGACGGCATAGGTTTCAGGATGAGACTTGCCTGGGAAAGAGGAAGTGACTATTTCGTATGAAAACAGAGTGCTACATATTATTCGAATATGATCTAGTAAATCACCTTGTTGATCAGAGAGAATTTAGCCAAAGAACATTCGGACCCGGTGAAAGGACAAAGGGTGTTCTTGATCATATCAGAAAGGAAATAGAAGAAGTTGAGAAAGAGCCTGACGATCTATTCGAATGGGTTGATCTGGCTATTTTAGCTCTCGATGGAGCCTGGAGAGCTGGTTATGAGCCAGAAGAAATAGCGTGGGCTTTTAAGGAAAAGATGGCTAAGAATAAGGCTAGGAAATGGCCTGACTGGCGCAATCAGGACCCTGATAAAGCGATCGAGCATGTCAGTTAGCTATAGGCGCTACGTTGCCTACTCGCGAATAGATGACTATTTGAAAGCCGGCTGGATTGTTATTGGTCCAGCCGGCAGTAATCATAGCTACTATTCAGTTATTATGGCTTGGAAGGAGGAAGGCCCGCCTGTTGAGCCAACGTAGCGATGCATCGTGTCGCTAATCGCTCCACGTAGGCTCCAGGACGCCATTTCGATAGACCCAAGTCTTGTGACAGCCATGACATGAAACGCCGCTAGGAAGGCCGGTAAATGACGTGTCCCATGGCCTTCCAGCATGCTCATCAGAGGATGGAAGGATCGGGAGCGGACATTTTTCCCTTACCCGAAACAGGCTCAGTGGGATCGCCCTTGGCTTCATAATGCTTCCTTATTGCTTCGGCATACTCAATCTTCTCTTCGGCCACGAGTGCAGCCAGAACAGAAGATCGGCATACAAGGGCAGTGTCCCATATGAAGGTCTCGATACCGCACTCATTAGACCAATAGGTGCGTCCACCGGCCTCATTTGGCGCGACCCATAGGCCGCAGCCATTCGGCAGCTCCCCGATGTATTTGAGCCGGCCGATCTTACGGCCATTCTCCGAGTCTTCCCGCATTTTCCTCAGTCTCACTACCTCTTCTCGGAGGAGTCTATTAGATGTTCGAAGGAAGTCTAGCTCTTCTTTAGGGCTCATTGGAGATGGCTCCATCAAACTATCCCTAAGCTCTTTTCTAGCTTTCTCAAGAGAAGCTTTATAGTCCTTTATCATCTGATCGAACATACGATCAGAAGCCACTGCTTTCTTAGCCTGAGGCACCCTCTCCAGTAAGGAGATAGCAGCCTCTAGGCTAGCAGCCACACTTATTAAAGCGTCTTTCCCACTCATGTTGGCACCCGTGGGCGGAATCGAACCGCCGCTCAGAAGTTTTGGAGGCTTCCTGGCTACCACAGCCGCACGGGTATTCCACTAATGGACTCTAGAGTCAATAAAGCCGTAAGCTATTCGTTCGGTGGCTTTGTATCGAACGCATTGGAAGTATGAACTTTGAACCTTGGCTGGCGGCGCAGGAGTCGAACCTGCCAGCAACCCGTTAACAGCGGGATCGTCCACCCCGAACGTTGCCGCCAGTGAAGCTAGGAAAGATCGCCTATTCATATCTGCCTATCCTCTCTACATAAAGGATAGGATCATCTGGCGCTCCAAAGGCCACGTTGAATCCTTCGCCGCATATGCAGTAATAATTTACACACACCCTCGCGCCGCTTAAACGGAAGAATTCTGCGCGCAAGACGCCTTATTGCCCGCATGAACCAGCCGCGCCGTGCCGCCTCCTCTTCGCGACATTCTCGATCGACTATCGCGTATTGCGCCTCTTCCCATTCGGTCTCAGCGACCAAGGCGCAGCCTGGAGCGTGCGTAGCGCTCCACACATGGCAGCGTGGCGTCGTTGCGATCATTGCTCATCGGCGGTTCTCTCACGTGGACAAGGGCCTCCCAGGGATCGCCTTAGCGAGCGTTTTTATCGCTCCTTCGGCCTGCCCTCTTGTGTCGTGGCGAGAAATGATCTTCTTTCCAGACCAGACTTGGAATTCCGTCCAAGAGGCGTCAAACCCCGTTGGGGGCGACGCCTGGATGCGAGTCCTCTCTTTTATAACGAAAGACATTCGCCGACTCCTTGTCAGTTTGGATTGTTGCTCATCCTGGGCCATAGTGATCAGCCTTCTGCCTCTTAATCGGAAAGCGTCTGCGCTTCTCTTCGATCCGTTCCTTAGCTAGATAGAGAGGCATAGGGGTATAGTCAAGGTGTTCTACGCACACGTTGAGATATAGCCCACTAGGAATGTCGTTGGCGTGCAGATGTCCATGGACATTCGTCCCGAACCGCTCTGTGACTGAGTCAGCATGGAGAGGGATATGAGAAAGGATGACTTCGTCCAGTACTCGCACGCCATATATGTTATCAAAGTAGGCGGCGTATAGATCGAGGGGGAAGATATCATGATTACCCCGAATTAATCTCTTCTTGCCATTGAGCCTATCGAGAATTCGGATATTCTCTTTTCGAATGACAACGTCCCCGAGATGATAGACTTTGTCGAATGGACGCACGACGCTGTTCCAGCGCCGGATCATCTCTTCATCCATCTCCTCCGCGCTCTTGAATGGGCGTAAGGGCGATCCATCGTCTCTTTTGAAGACGGTACAAGTCTTTTCGTGCCCAAAATGAGTATCAGATATTAAAAATATTTCAGCCATAGCGCCGCTAGTCTATCGGAACCACAAACGAAATGCCATAGCTTTCTGATTGAATGTCGATTGTTTGTGGCGGGATCGGGGCCTGGACAACCCCCTGACATGGAAGAGAATCTAGTTCCTTCTTTATGCCCCAAATTCCAGCGGCAATGAAGAAACCACAGGCCAGGGCGGCATATACAATAGCTGATAGATTTTCCTCTGCGTTCTTATTAACAATTCGACTAAAGATAGAGAGAATGCAGCAAACTAAGGAAAGGGATGCGAGAACCATCATAAAGATGATCATGATGTTAATCTCCGGTAAAATCTTCAAGCCAGCGATTAGCGCGACTATCGAAATCTGGGGCTCTCCATCGGTCACTGTGACAGAGGGCGCTGACTTCCTTACGGCAATCCTCTAATGCCGCTCTATACCCCTTGAGATAGGCTTTCTCATAGCCGCTAGCAACCCGCCAAGCGCCATGGATATATCTCAAACGAGCCTTCCATTTTTCTTTTAGTTTAATGATATCGCGTCGGACAGCCAGCCACTTAAAGACGCCTCTCTGTAAGAGAGAGCGGTAAATCACATTCGGTGGCGCATAACCTTGTAAGTCTTTAACAATGAGAG